ATGTCATTTCAAACCTTATTCCAAAATACATTTTATAATGAGCTTTTTGCTAAGATTAATTCGTATGTTTATAACTCTAGAGAATCTTTAAATATATCCTCATATTCAATTGATGATATCAATTTTGCCAAACTAGATGACTTTTCTATAAAGAGTATTCATGCAAGCAATAAAAGTGGAGACTTTATTGTTTCGGATTTACTTGTAATTGGTTTTTTAAATATTGGAGGTCATGGTCGATTTGGCTATGAAAATGACAGTGCTGAAATCTGGCTTTCAGTAAAAGTAAAGTACCTATTGGCAGATGGTCTTCATCAATTTTCTGTCTTAAAAATTAAGCCTTATGTTCCTTCAAGTGAGAAGGGGCCTGTTCCTTATTTTTCAAAAGAATTTGTGCCCTATGTTAGCGCGAAGAATATGGATAGTATTGCAGAAGATATTTTAGAACAATATTATCCGGAGATGCTGCAAGCTCCTATGGCACTGCCCATCTATGATTTTGCAGGGAATATTGGAGTTGAGGTTGAAGAGGGTACTCTTTCTTCAGATAGCTCTATTTTTGGTGAGATGGTTTTTAAAGATAGCCTTGTGACTTTCTTTGATGGTAATCAAGAAAAGGAACGTACTGTGAAAGCCGGAACTGTTCTCGTTGACCCTAAGGTAAAAGGACTTCGGAATCAGGGAGGCTTTAATAATACCATTATTCATGAATGTGTTCACTGGCTCCTGCATCGTACTCACAATGAATACAAGAGTTTATTAGGATCGAAAGATACCAAAATTTCTAGCCGTTTAAATCGCTCTGCTATTAAAGAAGATAAGTGGAGTGCTTACGACTGGATGGAGTGGCAGGCCAATGGTATTGCGGCGAGAATTCTAATGCCAAGGAAAACCACAAAAATGATGGTTCAGGAACTGTTTCTCAAGTACTCGTTCCTTTTTGATGAAGATGAAAGAATCACCATGTTTGAACAGGTGATTGACGATTTAGCTCAATTCTTTCAAGTGTCCCGATGGGCTGTAAAAATTCGCATGATGCAGCTTGGTTATACCGAGTTTGAAGGCATCTACAAGTATGTGGGGCATGAATACATCAAGAGCTACACCTGTGAAGCGGATGCGATTCAGAACAATCAGACCTTTACCATCTCTTTTAACAATGCTTGTTTTTTGAACTTCAAGAACGAACGCTTTAGAGAGCTGATGGATTCAGGGAAATATGTTTATGTAGATTCTCATTTCTGCCTAAACTCTGAGAAGTATGTTCGTATGGTAGAATATGGAGTTTATCAAATGACTGACTATGCATACTCCCATATGGATGAATGCTGTCTCGTATTTGATATCCACTATGCAGGTCGGAAAAGTATTAGTTTTAAGGATTTCAATGATTATATCTTGTATCGTGGAAATCTGCCTGAACTAAAAATTGAGATAGATTTCTCAGAACACATCATTGAAGTCAACTCAATCCCGGAATACTCCGGCCATATTTTCCCTGAGATTCAGCGCATTATGGAATCTCTTCCGAATCATTTTTGTGGTACATTGCGTTTCCATCGAGATAGGAAGAATTGTACACAGGAACAATTGGAAGAATACAGTGGCGTTAGTGTTTCTACAATAGAGAGAATGGAAACAAAGCACGGAGAGAATGGTAAGTTGAAGAACATAATTGCCGTCTGTATCGGCCTAAAGCTGTATCCAGATTTTAGCTTTGATTTGATTAGGAAGAGCACTCACAGTTTTAATGACCTGCTTCCTCACCACTGTGCTTATAAAATGATTCTAAGAAGTTGTTACCACCTTTCATTAGAAGAAGTAAATGAAAAACTAAAATCGATGAATGTGAAAACAATTTAAAAATTTTTTATGTTGCACCCCTCATTTTTTGAGGGGTGCTTTTTTGCGTTCTAACAGGTTTTTTAAACAAATGGTTTATATCAAAGACTTATTTTCACGTTCAAAACCCCTCATTTTTTGCTCTGTTGACTTTCGCCAAATGGTTTTATACTAGTCTTGTGAGTTGGAGATGGCCATCGATAGTAACTCCAAAAAATTGATGAAGGACGGAATTTTCCGAATGAAAATAGTATTTATTTGTTCACCCTATCGAGGGAATGTTGCAGAAAATGAAAAGAAGGCCATTGCCTATTCCAAGCAAGCTGCCAAAGCTGGCTATGTCCCCCTTGCACCGCATCTGCTTTTGACACAGTTCTTAAACGACAGGAATCCTGATGAACGAATCCAGGGCTTGACCATGGGGCAGGAGCTTTTGAAGCGATGTGATGAGATTTGGGTCTATGGTCCCAATATCTCTCAAGGTATGAAGTATGAGATTGAAACGGCGAAAGAGCTGGGGAAACCTTTCCGATTATTCCACGAGAATGGTCAGCCTATCAATCCACATACCATGGAAATTGATGACCGGGTAGAACCCTTGTTTGCCCTCCAATGTAGTGGCCACAAAGTTCGCTATGCAGGAGAAAAGAATCCAAGAGTTACTAATACGAAAGATTCTGTTTGGTCGAAGTTTCCAAGCATGTTCTTAGAATAAGAAAGGAAAAGCTATGGCTCAAATGAAAAAACTAGAAACTGTTGTCTCCAACTTACGAATGCTGGCAGATAGTTTGGAAGAACTGTATGGTGCGGTTGACCATACAGATGAAGCACCTGTGGAAAAAGCTGAAAAGGCAGCTTTACCAACAGTCACTATTGAAGATATCCGTAAAGTTCTGGCCGAAAAGTCCCGAGCTGGTAAAACAGAACAGGTGCGAGAACTCCTTCAAAAGTATGGAGCAAACAAGCTCTCTGCGGTAGAAGAGAAGCGTTATTCTTCTCTTCTTGAAGATGCGAAAGGACTCTGATATGGCGGGAAAACAACACGCACTATTATCAGCATCCTCCAGCCACCGCTGGCTGACGGTGCCGCCTCTTGCTCGCTTAGAGGAGTTCTTTGAACACAAGACTAATCCTGCAGCAGAAGAGGGGACACTGGCCCATGCTCTAGCTGAGTATAAGCTGAAAAGTGCACTTCGGATAGAAGCAGAAGAACCGGAAGGTGAGTTGACGCTTGAGATGGAACAAGCCACGGAAGATTATGTTGCCTTCATCATAGATGAGTTTGAACAACTGAAACAAGGTACCAGTGATCCAATTGTTCTCATTGAGCAGAAAGTTGACTTTTCTCGCTATGTTCCAGAAGGATTTGGGACGGCTGACTGTGTCATTGTGGTAGACAGCACCCTGCATGTTGTGGACTTCAAGTATGGCAAAGGGGTGCTGGTCGAAGCCGAGAACAACCCGCAGATGAAGCTCTATGCCCTGGGAGCCTTGGAGTTCTACGATGCTCTCTATGATATTGAAGAAGTCAAGATGACCATTTTTCAGCCACGAAAAGGGAATATCTCAACGGCTATTTTACAACGAGAAGATTTGCTAGAGTGGGCTGAGACGGATCTGAAACCTAAGGCTGAACTGGCCTTTAAAGGAGAAGGAGAGGTCACCTATGGTCCTTGGTGTCAGTTCTCACCTTGTAATGCCGTTCTTCGGGCACGAATGGACTATCATAAAGAGCTTGAACAATTCCAGTTGGCTTCCCCTCATCTTTTGACGGATGGAGAGATTGAAGAAATTCTTCTTCATGTGGATGACCTAGTCAAATGGGCGACAGAGGTGAAAGACTATGCGACCAAGGTGGCCATTGATACTCATAAATCATGGGAAGGATTTAAACTGGTCGAAGGTCGCTCTATCCGTCAGTTCACTGATGAAGATGAAGTGGCCAAACTAGCAGAAGCAGAAGGCTTCACGGATATCTATAAACAAAGTCTGGTTTCTCTGACTGAACTGGAGAAACGGATGGGCAAGAAAGCATTTAACCGATTGTTAGGGCATTTGGTCCGCAAACCTCAAGGCAAGCTGACCCTTGTTCCTGAAAGTGATAAACGAAAAGAATATATTCCAGCAGCAGCTGAATTTGGAGGAAGCTAATATGTCAAAAGAAACAAAAGTAATCGTCCCTGGACGTCTATCCTATGCGAATGTATGGGAGCCGCAATCTATCAATGGTTCAGAACCGAAATATTCTGTATCAGTAATTATTCCAAAGAGTGATAAGGCCACGATTCAGAAAATCCAACAAGCCGTAGAGCAGGCCAAACAAGAAGCTATTTCAAAATTTGGAGGGAAGATTCCAGCCAATCTGAAACTACCACTCCGAGACGGAGATATTGACCGGCCGGATGATGAAGCCTATGCCAATAGTTATTTTATTAACTGTAATTCCAAACAAAAGCCGCAGGTCGTAGACCAGCAGGTTCAGCCAATCCTAGATCAGACGGAAGTCTATTCAGGCTGTTATGGTCGGGTATCTGTGACATTTTATGGCTTTAACTCCAATGGCAATCGTGGGGTGGCAGCTGGCCTTGGAAACATTCAAAAATTGAAAGACGGAGAACCACTGGGTGGCCGAGTTCGAGCAGAAGATGAATTCGGTACCGTTGATGATGACGACTTTCTAGCTTGAGGTGGGTCTCCACCTCTTTACCTATTGGAGGACGGATGAAAACTCTAAGCATTGATATTGAAACTTATTCAGATGTAGACTTAACAAAATGCGGAGTCTATCGCTATGTGGATAGCCTAGCCTTTGAGATTTTGCTCTTTGCCTATAAAGAGGATGAGAAAGAAACGCAGGTGGTAGACTTAGCTCAGGGAGAGCAGATTCCTGAAGAGATTCGTTTAGCTCTATTAGATGATGCCATTATAAAAACGGCCTTCAATGCCAACTTTGAGAGGGTCTGTCTTTCCAAGTTTCTAGGAGAGCATCTCTCAGCTAAGTCCTGGTTCTGTACGGCGGTACTTGCAGCAAGTTTAGGCCTACCATTATCCCTTGAAGGAGTGGGCCGAGTTCTCAACATAGAAGAACAAAAGATGAAAGAAGGAAGCAGGCTGATTCGCTATTTCTGTCTGCCCTGTAAAGGAACGAAAGCAAATGGTATGCGAGCGCGGAATTTCCCCCATCATGCGCCTGAGGACTGGGAATTATTTAAACGTTACTGCAAGCGAGATGTTGAGGTGGAACAAGCTATTCGAGAGCGTCTGAGAAACCATCCCTTGCTTTATAGTGAGCAGCTTCTCTATCAGTTGGATCAGGAAATCAATGACCGAGGCATAGAAGTAGACTTGCAGTTGGTTGAACAGGCCATTCTTTGTGACCTTTCTTATAAGGAGCGGGTCACAAAGCGTGCTTATGAATTGAGTGGATTAGAGAATCCGAATTCTGTCTCTCAACTAAAGGGCTGGTTAGAAGAGCAAGGAGTCTTCATGGACTCGTTGGGAAAGAAAGAGGTGACCAAGCAACTCAAAGAAGCAGATGGAGAAGTACTTGAAATGTTAAAACTGCGTCTCTTGATGTCCAAGACCTCCGTCAAGAAATACCAGGCTATCGAACGCTGTGTTTGCTCAGACGGCCGGGTACATGGACTTTTGCAATTTTATGGAGCGAATCGCACTGGCCGCTGGGCTGGACGATTGGTTCAGGTGCAGAATCTTCCTCAGAACAAACTCAAGGATTTGTCCCTTGCCAGAACCCTTGTGAAAGAAGGGAGGTTTGAAACCTTGGATACTCTCTATGAGAATGTCCCGAGTGTCCTTTCTGAACTTATTCGGACTGCCTTTGTCCCCAAAGCAGGTCATCAGTTTATCGTTGCTGACTTTGCTGCGATTGAAGCTCGGGTGTTGGCTTGGCTGTCTGGGGAATCTTGGCGGTTAGATGTTTTTGAACAGGGCGGGGATATCTATTGCGCATCTGCGTCTTCTATGTTTGGAGTACCGGTTGAGAAACACGGTGTTAATAGCCACCTTCGCCAAAAAGGTAAGATTGCAGAACTAGCTCTTGGTTATGGTGGGTCAGTCGGCGCTTTAACCGCTATGGGAGCACTGGATATGGGACTGGAAGAAGAGGAACTGCAGCCGCTCGTCAATCAGTGGCGGTCAGCCAATCCGCATATTGTGGCCTTTTGGTGGGAGATAGATAAGACCGCAAAGCAGGTCTATGAAACAAGAGAACCGAAGAAGATTAAGAATCTTGTCATCAGCTATCAATCTGGCATGCTCTTTATTACGCTACCTTCTGGACGAAAGCTAGCTTATGTTAAACCTCGCATGGGCATGAATGCATTTGGCAAACCTAGCTTGACCTATGAAGGGATTGGAGAGAGTAAGAAATGGACTCGGCTTGAGACCTATGGACCAAAGTTAGTGGAAAATATTGTTCAGGGTATCGCCCGAGATTTATTGGCCTATGGCATGGTGCAGCTCGAGCAAAAGGGATTAGCTATTGTTCTTCATGTGCATGATGAAGTGGTGGTAGAAGTGAGAGAAGAGAGTGTGGCAAAAGTCTGCCAGCTACTTGCCACAAAGCCAGACTGGGCCGAAGGTCTGCCTTTACAAGCCGACGGCTATGCCTGTGAATTTTATAAGAAAGATTAAGGAGGAAAGAATGGAACTTACCATTTCATTAGGAAACAAACGAACCGATAAGATTTGGACGCAAACCAGTTATAGCTTGGAACAGTTTGAAGCCCGCATTTCAACCACTATCCGAACGGCTGAGACCGTTGCAGAGTATAAGAAACTAGCGAAATCAAAACAAGATAATATTAAAGATGTCGGCGGCTTTGTTTTAGGAAAGCTTGACAAAGGAAGACGAAAGAAAGATGCGGTGTTGTCTCGCTCGGCTCTGACTTTAGATATGGACTTTGCGACACCTGGCATTATGGATGAAGTCGAACTCTTCTTTTCTTTCTTTGCCTATTTCTATTCAACGCATAAACATACCAAAGAGCATCCAAGGCTACGTTTGATTATCCCCTTATCTCGGGAAGTAACGGCTGAGGAATACCAGGCTGTTGCCAGAAAAGTGGCTGAAGATATCGGTATGGAGCTATTTGATGATACGACCTATGAACCGAGTCGACTCATGTATTGGCCTTCAACCTCGCAAGATGGAGAATTTGTCTTCAAAAAATTGGAGGGTGACTTCCTCAGTCCGGACACGGTTCTAGCGCGCTATCAGAACTGGAAAGATACGACTGAGTGGCCTGTATCCAGCCGGCAGAACAAGCTGCTGGAGCGGGCCATTGCCAAACAAGCAGATCCTCTTGGAAAATCTGGCTTGATTGGGGCTTTTAACCGAACCTACACCATTACAGAAGCAATTGAAAAATTTCTAGGAGATGTTTACAAGCCTTCCAGCATTCCAGGTCGTTTTGATTATATTCATGCCACAACCAGTGCTGGGGTTGTTCTTTATGATGACAAATTTGCTTATAGCCACCATGCGACCGACCCTTATGGTCACAGGCTTTTATCGGCTTTTGACCTGGTTCGCCTGCATCTCTTTGGTGATCAGGATGATGAGGAAAAGAAAGACTCAGCTAAGCAACCGTCTTATAAGGCTATGCAGGATTATGTCCTAAAAGATGATGCGACCAGGGAGACACTGGCAAAAGAGCGCTTAGCAGATGCGACTTTGGAATTTGCTGATACGGAGAATTGGCAGGCGAGCTTAGAGCTGGATAAGACCGGCCGTGTTAAGGATACCTTATCCAACATTGCGACGATTCTGCACTTTGACCCCAATCTTCAAAACATTGTCTACAATGAATTCAAGAATGTTATTGATGTGATTGGTGAGCTGCCTTGGAGACGGTCACGTCCTGGCTGGAATGATTCGGACTTAGCTAATGCCAAGCTCTACTTTGAGCGTGTCTATGGTATTTGGTCACCTACCAAGTTCAAGGATGCTCTTTTAGCTGTGGTGACTTCTTACCGGCTCTACCATCCCATTAAGGAGTATTTAGAACCCTTGGTCTGGGATGGAGTCGAACGGATTGATTCGCTTCTTATCGTTTACCTTGGGGCAAAGGACACAGCTTATACACGAGCAGTCATGCGAAAAACTATGGTGGCTGCGATAGCAAGAATTTATGAACCAGGTATTAAGTTTGATTCTATTCTTGTACTAAATGGACCGCAGGGGATAGGAAAATCAACCTTCTTTCTCAAGCTAGGTAAAGAGTGGTTCTCGGATTCTCTGGCGATTTCAGACATGCGGGATAAAACTGCGGCAGAAAAGCTCCAGGGCTATTGGATTCTAGAAATTTCTGAGATGACAGGAATTCGAAAAACAGATGTGGAAACTGTTAAATCCTTTATATCACGACAGGATGATAAGTTCCGTCAAGCCTATGGGGTGAATGTGGAAAGTCACCCACGCGCTTGTATTATTGTGGGTTCAACCAATTCAGAAGGTGGCTTCTTGCGAGACGTGACTGGGAACCGTCGCTTTTGGCCGATTCGAGTGTCCGATGCCAGTCAGTTAAAGCCTTGGGAGCTAGTCGATGTAGACCAATTGTGGGCAGAAGCCAAGGTCTATTATGAAGCAGGGGAGGAATTGTTTCTAAAAGGAAAAGCAGAAAATGAAGCAAATAAAGAGCGACAGGAGGCCATGGAATCAGACGACCGAGAAGGCATTGTAGCTGAGTACCTGGATACCTTATTGCCAGATAACTGGGCCAAGATGGACTTATATGAGCGACGGACTTTCTTGGCTGGTAGTGACTTTGGCAGTCAGACTTTGAAGGGAACAGAACAGCGTGAGCGGGTCTGCATTATGGAAATTTGGTGTGAGTGCTTCGGTAAGGAACGACAGAATATCAAAAAGGCTGATTCCTATGAAATTGAAGGAATTCTAAATAAAATCGGTGGCTGGAATAAGTACACAGGAAATACGACTGGTAAGATGAAGTTTTCCCTGTATGGTACTCAACGTGCTTTTGTCCGGGTGCCGTAAGGCAACTTGGGAAGCTTTAGTTGGTTTCCGCAGGTTTTCGATTTTACCTTTCAGCAACCGAATGGGAAACTGCTCAAAGCTGTTGCCAATAGTAGTTTCTCTAGTACTAGTTTCCTTAGTTGCCTATCTTTTCTAAGAGAGTAGTGTTACTACTAGTAAAATAGGAGTAATGGACACCCATACGCGCGTAAGGAGTTTGAACCCTTTTGGCACCCCCTATCGGAAACCCTGGGAGGAGAAGAAATGCGAGAAAGAGAAATTGAAGAAAAACTGAGACTAGAAAGTCAGAAGCGGGGTGGTCTCGCCATGAAGTTTGTCTCGCCTGGCTTGGTAGGGATGCCTGATCGAATCGTGATTTTACCTCAAGGAAAGATTGGTTTTGTGGAGTTAAAAGCCCCAGGAGAAAAGCCCAGAAAGATTCAGGTCAGGCGCATGGAACAGTTAAGAAAGCTGGGGTTTCTGGTTTATATGCTGGATGATAAAGGAAAGATTGGAGAAATACTAGATGACATACAAGGCACATCCTTATCAGGAGGTAGCGACTCGATTCATTGAGGAGCATGAGACAGCTTGTTTGATTCTTGATATGGGACTAGGCAAAACCGTGATTACCTTAACGGCATTGTGGAATTTGATATTGGATTCATTTGAGGTCAGAAAAGTCTTGGTCATTGCCCCGCTTCGAGTAGCCAGTCATACTTGGAAGAGTGAGCTGGATAAGTGGGAACATTTAAAGGGGCTGGATATTTCCATTGCCATTGGCAGTGAACCAGAGCGAAGAGCCGCCTTAACACGCTCAGCCTTTATTTATACCATCAACCGAGAAAATGTCGTCTGGTTGATTCAGAATCAACTCTTTGATTTTGATATGGTGGTGATTGATGAGCTATCTAGCTTCAAGTCTTATCAGGCTAAACGCGTCAAGGCTCTTAGGAAAGTTCGATTTAAAATCAAGCGCATGGTTGGGCTGACGGGAACTCCTGGAAACATCATGGACCTATTTTCTGAGATTGGCATTTTAGATGGCGGACAGCGCCTGGGACGCTTCATCACAGCTTTTCGCAATCAGTATTTTGACCCCGACAAACGAAACGGTCAGGTTATCTTTTCTTATAAGCCAAAGGATGGCGCAGAAGAAGCCATCTATGAAAAGATAGCGGATATGACGATTTCTATGAAGGCAGTGGATTATCTTAATATGCCAGAACGAGTGGACAATGAAGTTCTAGTTGAGATGTCGGAGACAGAATTTGCAGTTTATAAGGAGCTCAAAGCAGAGATGGTGGTTTCTCTCAAGGGGCAGGTACTTGATGCCGTGAACAGTGCCAGCCTTTCGAATAAATTACTGCAGATGGCTAATGGCATGGTTTATGATGAGAATCGAAAGGCGGTACTCTTGCATGATCAGAAGTTAGTGGCTCTTGAAGAAATGGTGGAGAGTATGAATGGCCGGCCTTTGTTAGTCGCTTATTGGTTCCAGCATGATTTGAAACGCATCAAGGAACGTTTTTCAGAAACTAGAGTGATTCAAAGCAATCAGGATATTGAGGACTGGAACAAGGGAAAGATAGTCCTTGGTTTGATTCACCCGGCAAGCAGTGGTCATGGACTGAATCTTCAAGCTGGCGGTCATACCATTTGTTGGTTCGGCTTAACTTGGTCTTTGGAGCTGTACCAGCAACTTAATGCCAGGCTCTGGCGGCAAGGGCAGAAAGAAACGGTGGTTGTTCACCACATCATTACAAAGAGCACGATGGACGAACAAGTCATGAAACGATTGAAAGAAAAGGACATCTCTCAGCAATCCCTGATTGATGCCGTCAGATATGAATTGAGAGAGGAGGAAAAGGATGGATAAAATAGAAAGCTTTTTCTATGATTACAAGAACATGAAAAAGGAGATGAAGCTCTTATGTAGCCAGTTGGACCAGTTTGTCGGCATCTCAGAAAATGAGATGCTGGACACCATGGTCTATGGTCGGTCTGATGAACCAAGGGTGCAGACCAGTAAGAATCCTTATCGCAGTGAGATCATTGCTTTATCCTACAAGGAAGAAACAGAGAAAGCCAATCGGGAGCTTTATCAATATTTGTCAAAGCGCTACTGTCGTTTAGTTCAGGAATTGCATTTTTTTGAAGTAGCTGTCAGTCAGCTTCCAGATGATTTGGCGGAATTTGTGACGGATTTAGTCATTGTGTCAGAAAGCTGGGACAACCTTATGGTCAAGTATCATATCAGCAGGAGTACCATTAGCAGGTGGAAGCAAAAGGCCATTAAGGAACTGCGTTTGATTTATACCATCAGAAACCAGCAGTTAGAAGATTTTTTACTTAGCTAGAGGAGAACCATATGTGCAAACGAGGAGATATTTATTACGTAGATTTTGGAAATCAGAAAAACAGTCATATTCAGCAAGGGATTCGACCGGCCATCATCGTCAGCAATAATAAAGCTAATGACCATTCTCATTTGGTTACGGTTGTTCCCCTAACCAAGCAGGTTCAAAAGAAAAAGCACCTGCCTACTCATGTGTATCTACCTAAGAAAGTTTTCAAAGGGCTTAAGTGGTCCAGCTTGGTTTTGGCAGAGCAGGTTCTTACAGTGGATAAATTTCAGTTAAAAAATAAGGTCATGACCATTCGAGAAGAAGCCTGGCTGGTGCGGATTGACCGGGCTTTACGGGTCCAGATAGGAGTTTAAAAAATTTTGAATAATCTTCGCTAATGACTTGATAAATAAAAAGTCGTACGGTAACATACACATACAAAAAAGAAAAGGGGTAAAAGCCCTGAAAAAATAGTGGACTTAATTAAGAAATACGGATTTTACCACGTTGGAAGTTGACGACTACGTTTGGTTGGACTAAGGAGGCAGAAACATGTGGCAAGAAGGAATATTTACAAGTCACAATCGAAAGGTGGTTTACCTAGCGAAGGTAAGCACTGAACCCTTCGAGGATGGAATAGACAACGGACGCATCTTTAAATTGGGAGTGGACGTAGACGGTGAGGAAGTCATTAGTTACGACAGGGGTTGGGAAATGTATCCGGAAGATGAAAGCCTAGAAGAAATTTTGGACCAGATTCTAGAACGTTTTCCAGCTTAAATATAGAGCGCAGAAATATTTGAAGTTTCTGCCTTAAAAATGTCTGAGATACAAGAAATGGTCATTTCAGGCATTTTTTTGTACATTTGAGAGGATAGCAACCCCTGATCAGTTGTTTTTAGTTATACTAGAAGTACCAACAGAAAGAGGTGCTACACTTGAAAATCTTAGAAGTTGAAATCCTATCTACTTTATTTGTTTCAGGAGTCTATATCTACCATATCAAGTTTCAATTCTTAACACTTTATAATCAACAAACCTACAGCATGCAGGTTATGCCAGTGACAAAGGAAGCCATCTCAGATATGGCAGCATACATAATGGAAAATTATTACAGGCGCATGGTTCGTTGTTCATTGGATTGTTTTTCATTTGCGTAATAGGTCTACTTAACGTATAATATGATGTAGATGAGATATTCTCATGTCATCACTTTGATGAGACAAGTGACGGTTCTGACTTGTTGGTAAACAAAAATTAGCCGAGTGTGAAATGAGAATTTTTAATTTGAGTGGTCGGCTCATGGTCAATCTGATATTAATCTTGGACATAAGGGCCAAGCGGGTGGCGGACACCAAAATTAAATCCGATATTTAATCTTGGACATAAGAGCCAAGCGGGTGGCAGACACCAGAATAAACCGACTAAAATAAATGGCTTACAGCTTGCTGTAGGTCATTTTCATTTAGAAATTGAAAAGAGGTTGAGGTTTCAAAATTTTGAAAAAATTCCACTGATTACTTGCATCACCTCCTTTCTTGTTGTATAATATTAGTGAAGATAGAAATATCTTGAGTGTGGAGACACTTTAAAGTTGTACTGGGTATGGAACAGGTATAATTCCATAACTTAAAGCTATCAAGATGGGTAGCGAGCTCCAAAGCAGAGATAGTGCTTGACTAATACGGCTAGTAGAAGAATGTCCGTAACATTTTAGCTATCAAGATGGGTAGCGAGCCTGACAACCAGGATAAAACACTCACTATATAAATAGAAGGGTGACCTGAGTAGGTTGCTCTTTTATTGTTAAAGAAAGACTGGAAAAGCTTAGTGAATATTCATAGAAAAAAAGAGCAAGTAAGAAGAAATATTATTAGTAGTGCTCGTTTGTATAAGGAGAGACTTGTAGGTAAGCGTTTTATTTATATATTTGGTGATGAATGTTTTGAAATGCATTTTAAAACTGATAGTTTTAAACATCTTACTGGTGCAAATGCAAGACTGTCGCCAAACCAATTTTACATGTCAGCCTCTGAAGGGCATTTAGGGGGAAATCAGATATTTTTTAATGATCGCCATCCATTAAGTATAGCAATCAGAAAAACGGAGGGATTGAGAGCACTAGATTTATTTATAAAAGAGGAGCTATTTGTAATAAAGGATTTAGTTACTGCGTCAGCAACTTATCCGTATGCACTCACAAACCTAGATAAATCATTATTAGTGGTTCTGGACTCAACTGATGCTACTGGGGATACATATTATGTGCCTAGGAGTTTTAGAGTTAAAGATAGAAATATATTTGATAAAACAAGCTCTCAGTCTATTCATGCTGTCGATTTTATTTTAAGTAAAGAAGATGTGATAAGGAAGTATGATACTATCCACATGCAAGATAAGGGAAAAAGTTTGAGTACTTTATCAGAGGAGCTGAAAATGAAAATCTCTGATGATCTTATGTGCTAGTAGCCGTATTTTATAACTGAAATACTAAGTTCTATCTGTTGGTGAGATAGAACTTTTTTATTTGTCAAGTAAAAACTGTAAAAAACAAAAAGACGGGACTACCCCGGTATTAGGGCGGGACTACTCTGGAACTACCCCGGTATTAGGGCGGGACTACTCTGGAACTACCCCGGTACTAATACGGTACTAAGTCGGTACTGCTTTGCACGAATAATTGTGATATGATTAAGATGTGAAAGAACATAGAGAGGAGGGGTGAAGGCCATGCCGAGACGACCCGCTCAGCCCTGCAAATTTCCAAACTGTCCAAAGCTCGTACCTTATGGTTCTAAGTACTGCGAGGATCACCAAAGTGTTCACTCACTTGAGGTGAAGTCGACAAAGGCTAAAGGTTACGACTCACGGTGGAACAAAGCTCGGCTTCATTTCTTGAAAACACATCCGCTTTGCGTGAGGTGTCGAGCTAAAGGAATGATTACACCTGCAACAGTAGTGGATCATATCACTCCTCATCGAGGAAACCAAAAACTCTTTTGGAATGAGGGCAACTGGCAACCTCTTTGTAAATCCTGTCATGATTATAAAACTATGACGGAAGACCATGCTCCAATTTATGGCTATGATTTCTGACGAGGGGTAGGGGGGATAAAATCTCTGTGAGTTGCCTCTCAAAAGACCGTGGCCCCCTCAAACGTGCATTTTCGCAAAATGTAAAAGGGGTATATTTTTTGAAGAAATAAATAACTGAAAAACAAGCTGTAACAGGAAGTTATGGCTTGTTTTTATTTCGTTTTATGATTTAAAAGGTTAGAGATTTCAGTAAAGAAAGGAGGCAGAAATGGACGATTTTCAGAGAAAACAGATTAGAAAACTACGTTCTGAAGGTTTGGGATACCAATCGATTGGAAAGATAGTCGGTTTATCTAGGGATTCTGTTCGCAATTACTGCAAACGAAATCCGGAACTATTGGGCTATCGAAATGCCGTCACGAAGATGATGAAAGACCAAGCCAGTGGTCTTCCTTGTTGCCTTCACTGTAAAGAAACCTTTATCCCCAAAGGAACTGGTCGACCTAAGAAGTTTTGTTCAGATGCTTGTCGGAGATACTGGTGGCAGGACCATCCAGAATTACACCAGAAACAAAATACAGCTTACTATGAATTGGCTTGCCAACATTGCGGTAAGTCTTTTTTATCATACGGCAATGCGAAGCGGAAATTTTGTAGCCATGCCTGCTATATTCAATCTCGTTTTTACTAAGGAGGTAGTATGAAAGTCACACAAGATATGACATGGGTCTCTTTATCCATTGACTCTTTAAAACCAGCGGCTTATAACCCACGAAAGAAACTCAAGAAGGGTGATAAGGAATACGAAAAAATCAAGAAATCCATTGTGGAGTTTGGTTATGTTGACCCGATTATTGTTAATTTCGATGGTACTGTAATTGGAGGCCATCAACGACTGACCGTCTTATCTGACTTGGGCTATAAAGAAGTTCAATGTGTTCAGGTTCGAATTGAGGATGAGAATAAGGTAAAGGCCCTGAATGTTGCTTTAAATAAAATCACAGGCGCGTGGAATGAAGAACTTCTCGCAGACCTGATGGTGGACTTGCAAGATGCGGATTTCAATTTAGACCTAACCGGTTTTGAAGCCCCAGAAATCGATCAGCTATTTTCTAAGGTTCACAACAAGGAAGTGAAAGAAGATGACTTTGATGTAGATGGGGAGCTGACAAAACCGACTATCTCGAAACAAGGAGATATCTGGCATCTTGGGAAACACCGAGTGATTTGTGGTGATTCTACAAAGCTAGAAACTTATCAGCTTCTCCTGGGAGATAAGAAGGCCAACCTTATCGTAACTGACCCTCCTTACAATGTTAATGTGGAAGAAACAGCGGGAAAAATCAAAAATGATGATATGTCCGATGCGGATTTTTATCAGTTCCTTTTTAACATGTTTGTCAATGTAGAACAGTCCATGGAGGATGATGCTTCTATCTATGTTTTCCATGCGGATACAGAAGGACTGAATTTCAGAAGGGCCTTTAAGGATGCTGGCTTTTATCTGAGCGGTTGTTGCGTTTGGAAAAAGAATGCTCTGGTATTAGGTAGAAGCCCTTACCAGTGGCAACATGAACCTGTGCTCTATGGCTGGAAACAAAAAGGAAAACACCAATGGTTTTCTGATAGAAAGCAGACGACCATTTGGGAATATGACCGTCCAAAATCCAGTAAAGAGCATCCGACTATGAAGCCTGTTCAGCTTATGGCTTATCCGATTCAGAATTCTTCCATGCGAGGGACACTTATACTGGACCCATTTTTAGGCAGTGGGTCTACCTTAATTGCGGCTGATCAGACAGGTCGAGTTTGTTATGGCATAGAACTGGATGAAAAGTTTGTGGATGTTATTGTCAAACGCTACATGGAAGCAACAGAAAAGACGGATGTGAAACTAATCCGTGAAGGCAGGACCTTATCTTTTGAAGAAGCTTTGAATGAAATGGAGGAAGCACAATGACGATAACTTTTCTGGATTTCTTTGCAGGAATCGGTGGCTTTCGTTGTGGATTAGAGTTGACGGGAATGAAATGTATTGGCTATTGCGAGAAGGATAAGTTTGCAAGAAAATCATATGAAGCCATGTATGAAACGAAAGGAGAATGGTTCCATGACGATATCACAAGCATCAACCCAGCACAACTTCCAAAAGCAGATTTATGGTGTGCGGGAAGCCCTTGTCAAAATCTGTCTATCGCAGGAAAGCGAGCCGGATTATACGGTGAACGAAGTGGACTCTTTTTTAGATTTGTTGCTTTGCTCGAAAGCCAAGAAGAAAAGGATAAACCCGAGTGGATACTCCTTGAAAATGTTAAGGGACTTTTATCAAGCAGCCGGGGACGAGATTATCTCGACTATCTCTCTAGTCTGGGGCAAGCAGGGTATGACCTCGAATGGCAGATTTTTAATTCCAAAGATTACGGAGTCGCACAAAACAGAGAACGAGTCTATACTCTCGGACATCTTAGAAGCAGAGGTAGACGACAAGTATTACCTGTCCGCAGAGAAAGCAGCAGCCATCTTAAGCAGCTTATAGGTGGCATGCAAAGTTACAGAGTTTATGATACTTCTGGCATTTCAACGACTCTTGTTGGTGAGGGAGGCGGAGTAGGTGCTAAAACAGGACTCTATATGATTGACCAATCTTTGACAGCTCCTAAGGTAACAAATACAGCACGCTGTATCACTGCTCGCTATACATCAGGGGTGACAAAAAGAACAGCTATGAATACAGCAGTTTTAGAAGTTGCTGAGCAAGAGGGGATAAAGGTTCGCAATGGTACTAAGAAAGGTTATCAAGTTGCGAATGTTGGAGATTCAGTTGATTTATCTTATCCAGGATCCAGAACAAGAAGAGCACGAGTTGGAAAAGGATTGGCTCATAACCTTTCTTGCGGAGGGCAAATGGGAGCTGTTGTCTGGAAGGGAAAAACAGTTAAGATTCGAAGATTGACTCCTAAAGAATGCTTCAGGCTTTAAGGATTTCCTGATGAGTTATTTGAAAAAGCTTGTGCCGTAAATTCGGATGCTCAGTTGTATAAACAAGCAGGAAACGGTGTGACAGTATCAGTTGTATTTGCTATTGGGAAAGCCATTCTAAATGCGATAAAGGAAAATCATGACGAATAATCTTCCTGAATCAGAAACCAAGCATTATCTTGAAAAAATTGCTGTTCAATTGGAGTCGTTTCCATCGATATCACCAGTTTCCAAAATACAACTTCAGGAACTGCTTATGCATATTAAGAGGGCATTGAAGACCAATCAGTTTGGTTATCTAGAATTGAAATATATCAATCAAATGATTGAGCAATTGATTGTGGAGACCACTCTTGAAAGTCAAAAAATATTCGAATAATTATCTCTTATAACTGGATAAATATGTATAATAGAGGTATTATACCATTGAACAAATTGAACCCCAAAGGAGAACAAAGATGAATGCGAAGATTGTAGAATTATTAAAAAAGCGGTATCCTGCTGGAACAAGGGTGCGGCTCTTAAAAATGGAAGACCCGAATCCAGTGCCAATTGGTATGTTGGGAACGGTGGAAGATGTAGATGATATTGGTTCCTTGGTTGTTCAATGGGACAATGGCCGACAACTCCATGTGTTACATGGCATTGATGAAGTAGAGAAAATCGATTCATAAGAAATTAAGTCTTCGGACTTTTTTCTTGTGGGCTGAAGGAGGTGAGGGCATGGCACAGAAGGGCAGAAAGCCCAAACCAATTAGTTTAAAAATCTTAGAAGGGAATCCTGGCAAGCGTCCACTTCCAAAGAATGAAATACAGCCTAAGAAGAAAGCTCCTAGATGCCCTTCCTGGCTTGAAGAAGATGCCAAGAAAGAATGGAAGCGTATGGGCAAAATCCTAGAAGGATTGGGACTTTTAACTGATATGGATATGACAGCTTTTGCAGGTTACTGCCAAGCTTATGCACGCTGGAAGGAAGCAGAAGAGTTTCTTTCAAAACACGGCTCTATCATCAAAACTCCCAATAGCTATCTCCAACAAGTGCCACAAGTTTCTATTTCTCAGACCAATCTTAAAATCATGCTTAAATTCTGTGAACAGTTTGGCTTGACTCCATCTTCCAGAACACGACTTGCTTCGATGGATACAGATGTGGGGTCAGGTGATGAAATGGAAGATTTACTTGGAGGGCGCTTATGACATATTACTACATCCCTTCTCCCTTCATGCTTCCAACTTCTCATTATGACGAGAAAAAGGCAGACCGGGCAGTAACCTTCATTCAGAATCTCTGCCATACCAAAGGACGCTGGGCGGGACAGAAATTCTTCTTATTACCCTGGCAGGAACAAATTGTACGTGACCTTTTTGGTATCGTAAAAGAAGATGGGAATCGACAGTTCCTGACGGCCTATGTAGAGATTCCTAAAAAGAATGGGAAGTCTGAACTAGCTGCTGCGATTGCTCTTTATCTCTTATACGCAGACGGAGAAGCCAGTGCCGAAGTGTATGGGGCAGCTTGTGACCGAAATCAAGCTTCTATTGTTTTTGATGTGGCCAAGCAAATGGTTTTGATGAGTAAAGCTCTGGAGAAACGATCCAAAGTCATGGGAGCCACTAAACGTATCATCAATTATTCCAATGCTGGTTTCTATCAAGTGTTATCGGCTGAAACTGGAACCAAGCATGGACTCAATGTATCAGGTTTAGTCTTTGATGAAATTCATGCCCAGCCCAATCGCCATTTATACGATGTCTTAACCAAAGGGAGTGGTGATGCAAGGGAGCAGCCGCTCTTTTTTATTATCACGACAGCAGGAAACGATAAAAACTCTATTTGTTATGAATTGCATACCAAGGCCTTAGATATACTAAAGGGGCGAAAAAAAGATAGTACCTTTTATCCAGTTGTCTATGGCCTTTCAGAAGAAGATGATTGGAACGATGAAGAGAACTGGCTAAAGGCTAATCCCTCCCTTGGTCATACGATTGGGATTGACCGGGTTCGGGAAGCTTATCTGAATGCCTTAGATAACCCAGCAGAAGAAAATGTATTCAAGCAATTGCGACTCAATATTTGGACCAATTCAGCTGTGACTTGGATTCCGGAACATATCTATGATAAAGGAAGACAGCCGATTGATGTGGAGAGTCTAAAAGGCAGAGATTGTTATGCTGGTCTGGATTTATCTTCCACTTCAGATATTACAGCCTTTGTCCTAATCTTCCCACCAAGAAATGAAGCAGAGAACTATCAAGTTCTTCCATATTTTTGGTTGCCTGAAGAAACCCTGGTTCTTAGATCTAGACGAGACCATGTGCTGTACGATGTCTGGGAAAAGCAAGGCTTTCTTCTTACCACGGAAGGGAATGTTGTTCATTATGGATTTATTGAACGGTACATTGAAGAACTGTCCACTATCTATCATATCAAAGAAATTGCCTATGACCGCTGGAATGCGACACAGATGGTTCAGAACTTAGAAGGCATGGGTTTAACAATGGTTCCATTTGGTCAGGGCTATAAGGACATGAGTCCACCTTCCAAAGAGTACTATAAACTCATGATGGAAGGTAAAATCCAGCATGGAGGTCATCCGGTTCTAAAATGGATGGCCCAAAACGTAGTCATGAGACAGGACCCAGCCGGAAATATTAAGCCTGATAAAGAAAAATCTGTCGAAAAGATTGACGGGATTATCGCGACCATTATGGCTTTAGACAGGTGCATTCGACATCAAAAGAATGACGGTAGTATTTATGACGAGCGAGGAATCTTATCCTTTTAAATTTATTAGATTTTCCACAATTGAAAGAGTGATTGTAAAGCATCTCAAGCGAGGTGCTTTTTTTCATGCCTAGAAAAGGAGATGACTATGGGAATATTGGAACGATTAGGACTAAAACGACAGAGGGGAGAGCCCAAAAATAAGTATGAAGGGAATGACTTTTCGCTACTCTTTGGTCGAACCACGAGTGGGAAAACGGTCAATGAACGGACGGCATTACAAACGACAGCGGTCTATGCCTGCGTAAGGATTCTGTCAGAGACCATTGCATCTTTACCTCTTCATGTTTATCGATACTCCGAAGGAGGAAAAGCAAAGGATACGGAACATGTCCTTTACACGCTTTTGCATGATGAGCCGAATCCTGACATGACATCTTTTGTCTTTCGGGAAACCTTGATGAGCCATCTCTTGATCTGGGGGAATGCCTATTCTCAGATTCTTCGTGACCGTTCAGGTCAGGTGATTGGGCTGTATCCTTTGCTACCGGATCAGATGAGCGTTCATCGAAGTGAGAAGGGCAAGCTCTTTTATGTTTACAATCGTTATGAGGAAGACAATCCTAATTTTCAGGAAAAAGGAAGCATTGTTTTATCACAAGAAGAGGTACTTCATATTCCAGGCTTAGGGTTTGATGGTCTGATTGGTTATTCTCCGATTGCTCTGGCGAAGAATGCGGTGGGGATAACGCTTGCCTGTGAAGAATATGGCGCTAGTTTCTTTGGCAACGGTGCTAACCCCGGTGGAGTTCTCGAACACCCGGGTATCTTAAAAGACCCTGCTAAGGTCCGAGATTCCTGGAATGCAGTCTATCAGGGGACACGAAATGCTCATAAGGTAGCTGTCCTGGAAGAAGGTATGAGCTATAAGCAAATTGGGATACCGCCTGAAGAAGCACAGTTCTTGGAAACCCGCAAGTTTCAAATCAATGAGATTGCGCGTCTCTTTCGGATTCCACCGCACATGGTAGGAGATTTAGAGAAGTCCAGTTTCTCTAACATTGAGCAACAATCCCTTGAGTTTGTTAAGTATACCTTGGATCCCTGGGTGGTTCGGTTTGAACAGGCTCTTAAGAAAAGTTTGCTGCTGCCGGAAGAAAAGAAGACCCATTTCATTAAATTCAATGTGGATGGCTTGCTTCGTGGGGATTACCAAAGTCGAATGAACGGCTATGCGATTGGACGGCAAAACGGCTGGCTCTCGACAAATGATATCCGAGAGCTGGAAGAACTCAACCCTATCCCGCCAGAAGAAGGGGGTGACCTTTACCTCATTAATGGCAATATGACCAAGTTAAAAGATGCAGGAGGATTTATGAAAACAAATCAAAAAGGAGAGAGTCATGAATAAATTTTGGAATTTCAGCGAGAATGAAATGGGGCGTGTGCTGCATCTAAATGGTACAATCGCTAGTGAATCCTGGGTGGATGATGATGTGACTCCGCGAATCTTTAAGAATGAACTCATGAGTGGCACCGGACCATTGACCTTATGGATTAATTCACCGGGTGGAGATGTCTTTGCGGCAGCTCAAATCTACAATATGTTAATGGACTACAAGGATGACGTGACCGTCAATATTGATGGCATAGCAGCTTCGGCAGCCAGTGTTATTGCTATGGCGGGAACCACCGTCAATATGAGTCCAGTTGCTATGATGATGATTCACAATCCGATGACGGTCGCAATTGGCGATTCTAAAGAAATGGAGAAGGCCATTGCTATGTTATCGGAAGTCAAAGAGTCCATTCTCAATGCCTATGAAATTAAGACTAGTTTATCTCGGGTACAGCTATCCCACTTGATGGATGCTGAGTCTTGGTTTAATGCTAAGAAGGCTCTTGAACTTGGGTTTGCGGATTCTATTTTGTATGAGCCTGCACCTCATGAAGATGGGACGGTTCAAAGTATGATGTTTAGTCGAGCAGCGGTGACCAACCAGCTGCTTTTAAAATTGGCTGATAAAAAACCTCAGCCCAAAACACCAGTTTCTCAGTTAGAGAAACGGTTGTCACTCTTGAAATAAGAAAGGAATAACCATGAGTAAAATTTTACAATTGCGAGAAAAACGAGCGCAGGTATGGGAGAAAGCAAAAAGCTTTCTGGATACCTGTCGGGATGATAAGGGGCTGGTTTCTGTAGAAGATACGGCCCGTTATGAAGAAATGGAAGATGAGGTTGTTCGCCTTGGTAAAGAGATTGAACGCTTGGAGCGGCAGGAAGCACTGGACAAGGAATTAGCCAGTCCGGTTAGTCAAGCCATTGTCGCCAATCCAACTGTAGGCGGAGGAAATCCAAAAGGCGGACGTTCCTCTAAAGCCTATAACACAGCTTTTTGGAACAATATCCGCAAGAAAAACTTCTATGATATCGAAAATACCCTCAGTATTGGAGACGACTCACGTGGCGGTTACTTGGTTCCAGATGAATATGAGAAACGTCTGATCCAGGCTCTTCAAGAAGAAAACTTCATGCGGAGTCTTGCAACGGTCATTCAGACTTCAAGCGGGGAGCGGAAGATTCCAGTTGTGTCAGGGAACGGTGAAGCCACTTGGATGGATGAGAACTCTAAGTTCAAGGAATCAGAAGATACCTTTAGTCAAGTAACGCTTGGTTCCCATAAGGTTGGAACAGCTATTAAGATTTCTGATGAGCTGCTCTATGATTCCGTCTTTGATTTGGAAAGCTATATGGCTAATGAATTTGCTCGTCGTATTGGTGTGAAGGAAGAAGAAGCTTTTCTGATTGGTGATGGAACAGGTAAGCCAACTGGAATTTTTCAAACGGTCACTGAAGGGGCGACTAGTGGTGGTGCGACGATTACCTTTGACGATGTCATGGATTTGTATCACTCGCTTAAATCACCTTATCGGAAAAATGCAGTATGGATTTTGAACGACTCCACCGTAAAAGCTTTACGGAAACTCAAGGACAATAACGGCAACTATATTTGGCAGCCATCTGTTCAAGCTGGTGTACCAGATATGATTCTGAATCGTCCTTATTTCACCTCTAGCTTTGTGCCAACCATTGATACAGGTAAAAAAGTTTTGGCTTTCGGTGACTTTTCTTACTACTGGATTGCGGACCGTCAAGGACGTTCCTTTAAGCGCCTGAATGAACTCTATGCAGAAAGCGGTCAAGTTGGCTTTCTTGCTAGTCAGCGCGTGGACGGCAAGTTGATTCTGAATGAAGCGGTTAAAGTCTTGACCATGAAATGAGGCTTCTCATGAAGATTAGTTTGGAGGAAGCAAAGAACTATCTGAGAGTCGAACACTCAGAGGATGACCACTTGATTCAAGTCATGATTTCTGCCAGTGAAGAGTTGTGTTCTAGTATCCTACGCAAGAATCTAGAGGAAGTGACGGAGGAGAAAGAAGTTGACTTCCTTCAGACGATTGTTTTGTTTGGGACAGCTTATCTTTACGAGCACCGAGAAGAAGGAGGGCAGGAGAGTTTGGTAGAACTCCTCAAGGCTCTTCTTTCTGCTCACAGAAGGGATGTGTTCTGATGAAGATAGCTCCATTAAGCAAACGGGTTTTCTTTGAAAAACGAGTCATTGTGCAAGATGCTATTGGCAATGAAAGCAGTCAGTGGCAGCAATTGTTTTCTAGGTGGTGTTCCTGCAAGGTGCTTCTTGAAATGGAAGGCACTACAACAGTAATGGTCAAGAATATTCATCAGTTACGCTTTACGCTGCGCTACGACTCTTCCATTCGAGAGTTGGATAGTCAAACCACTCGTCTTCGCTTTGAGGATAAGTTTTATAATATCAAGGCCATTGATTCGTTAACTTATCCTCAGGAGATAATCCTGATAGATGCGACAGAGGAGGTACAATATGGCAACAATTGACCCGTCTGACCTAGCTCGAGCTGTTCAAAAGGAGTTGGAGAATTATGTTGAAAGGTCTACTGAAACAGTGAAAGCAGTGGTGGAAGACAGCACGGGGGAAGCTGTTAATGAGTTAAAGAAACATTCTCCGAAAAAGCGGGGGAAATATGCTCGAGGCTGGAACTCTACTGTGACTAAAGAAACGAATCTAGCTTTGACAAAAACGATTTATAATCGAACACCAGGACTGACACACCTCCTTGAAAATGGTCATGCTAAACGAGGCGGTGGCAGGGTTGAAGGAATTCGGCATATTGCTCCTGTTGAAGAAAAGATGATTCGCCAATTTGAAGAGCGCTTGAAGGAGAAGTTATGAAAAAAGATGAGTGGTTTTCATTTTTGAACAGTCTAGGTTTACCCTGTGCCTATCATCATTTTGAGGAGGGGCATAGTCCAGCTCCTCCCTTTGTGGTGTATTGGTTTCCTGCTTCTCAGAATTATGGCGCAGATAATCTGGCTTATCACAAAGGAAGTCAAGTCAGACTGGAGCTTTATACCGAGAAAAAAGACCTTGAATTAGAAGAGAAAATAGAAGCAGCACTCGACAGTCATTCTCTCTTTTTTGACAAGGAAGAAACCTATTTGGATACAGAAAAGCTGTATCAGGTTATTTATCATTTAAGTCAATAGAAAGGAAAAATCCGATGGAGAAAAATAAAGTCACCTTTGGTTTGCAGGATGTCCATTGGGCAGAAGTAACCAAAGAAGGAGATGATGGGGCGCTGACCTACGGGACAGTGGAGCGACTTAGGGGTGCCGCAGAGCTGACCTTGGAGCCACAAGGGGATTCTGGTTCATATAAAGCAGACAACATCAATTTTTATACGACAGAATCTAATGATGGCTATGAAGGAACTCTGAAACTGGCTCTTTTGACACAGGAATTTTTGACCCGAGTGTTAGGAGAAACGATTGATGCCCAGAGTAAAGTCATCTCAGAAATCGCAAGCAGTGAGAAGAAAAACTTTGCCTTGATGTTCCGATTTGAAGGGGATAAGAAAGAAACGCTCCATGTGCTCTATTATTGTTATGCAAGCCGGCCAACAGTAGCTTCTAAAACAAAGAGCGGTTCAGACATCAATGAAGTGGAATTGAAATTCAAAGCCAGTCCTCGGCCGCTTGATAAGCTAGTCCGTCGCAGGACCACAGAAGATACCCCAGAAGATGTCAAAAAGACTTGGTTCGCAAAAGTCTATGAACCAACTGTGAAACCAGGAGGTTAATCATGAGGAAAACGATTCAGTTATCAGGTAAGAACATTGAGCTAGCTACTAATGCTTACACACCGATTGCCTATAAAAAAGAATTTGGGAAAGATTACTTTCAGGATCTGTTTCAAATGTTGCAGGCAGAGTCGATTCTAAAAAAAGCTGAACAGCTAGAAGAAGGCAAAACTTTATCTGCATCGGATGTGGGTATGAGCATGTTGGCGGATTTTGATATGACGTTTTTTCACAGGCTCTTTTGGGTTTTTGCCAAATCAGCTAACCCATCTATTGAACCTTTTGAAGAGTTCTTTATGGGCTTAGAAGACTTTCCGCTTCAAACAGTAGGACCGGTTCTGATGGAATTGTTAAATCAAGGAATGACCACCAGAAAAAAGTCGATGCGTCGGAAGAAGCGAGTAGCGAAACCTTCACGGTAGAATCCTATCTTCACTGTTGTAAAGAGACAGGACTATCCATGTCAGATTTAAAAGAGATAACGATTGGCATGGCGCTGGACTATCAGACAGACTATGTGGAAGTGCGTACCAAAGAAGCAGATAGAACTCGCAAGGCTACGCAGGTAGACTTTGATAATTTTTGATGTGGTGGTAAGGAGGTGACGGTATGGCTGGAACGATTAAAGGAATCACAATTGAAATTGGAGGCGATACCCAGCCCTTACAAAAAGCTCTAAAAGGGGTGAACCACGAAGCCTTAGAAGCAAGCCGAGAACTGAAACAAATTGATAAGGCACTAAAATTTGACACAGGCAATGTCACTCTCTTAACTCAGAAACAAGAGGTTTTAGCCAAGCAAGTTCAAACAACCAAAGAGAAGCTAGAGACACTACGTCAAGCCCAATCTCAGGTAGAAGCTCAGTTTCAAAGCGGGAAAATCGGAGCTGATCAGTATCGAGCTTTTCAAAGAGAGGTCGAAATCACTCAGAACACTCTCAAAATCTATGAGAATAAGCTAGAGGGTGTAAACCGAGCTTTGGAGCAAAATGGCTCCAGTGTCACCAGCAACAAAAGTAAACTAGCTGCTTTAGGAGCTGAACAAAATCAACTAGCTTCAGAGAGTGAGAAAGCCGCTTCCTCCTTTAAGTTGCAAGAAAGTCAGCTAGGCCGTAATGCCAGTGAATCTGAAAAACTGGCCCTTGCTCAGAAAAAGGTTGCGGCTCAGTCAGAGATTGTCGAGAAACAGATTGCCAATTTAGAACGGCAGTTAGAGTTGACCAAGGCTGAATACGGTGAGAACTCAGTTGAAGCCAATAAACTAGAAAAGTCACTCAATGAAACCAAGACAGCTTATCATCATCTGCAAGATGAGATGAGCAGCATGAGTGGGGCAAGTGATAATGCTAACCACAGCTTAGCAGAAACTAACAATCTTCTAAGGTCTGAGATTCTAGCCAACTTCAGTGAAAAACTGAGCGAAATCAGTCAGAAGCTGATTGACTTCGGAAAAGCAACACTGGAAGCTTTTCGAGAAGTGGACGAAGGGATGGATATCATCGTCACCAAAACCGGTGCCAGCGGAAAAGCACTGGATGAGATGACAGATATTGCAAAAGGCCTTGCGACTGAAATTCCAACGGACTTTCAAACAGTGGGCAGTGCTGTTGGTGAGCTTAATACCCAGTTTGGGTTGACTGGTGATGCCTTAAAGGACGCTTCTGCGACTTTGATTAAGTACGCAGAAATCAATGGTTCGGACGTGACGGAATCAGCTATTTCTGCAAAACAAGCTATTGAAGCTTATGGACTTGAGACGAGTGATTTAAATCGAGTCTTAGATACTGTCACTTATACGGCCCAGGCGACTGGAGTCAGTGTTCAGGATTTGATGAACAAAGCTATCCAAGGTGCTCCACAAATTAAGGCTTTAGGACTTTCGTTTGATGAGGGTGTGGCTCTTATGGGGCAGTTTGAAAAAAGTGGGGTCGATTCTTCGGCTGCTCTTTCTTCTCTCTCCAAAGCAGCAGTCAACTATGCAGCTAAAGGAAAGACACTGAGTGAAGGCTTAAAAGAAACGGTCGAACAAATCCGAAACAGCACTAGTGAAACGGAAGCCTTAACGCTTGCATCCAGTATCTTTGGTACTAAAGCTGCTCCACGGATGGTGGATGCCATTAAGCGGGGGGCTCTATCTTTTGATGATTTAGCAGGAACCGCAGAAAAAGCAAAGGGAGTGGTTGCTTCCACCTATGAAGCAACACTTGACCCTATTGATCAGTTCACCTTAGCTCAAAATGCAGCTAAAGAGGCCATGGCCGAAGTTGGAGGAGCGATTGCAGAAACCCTAGCTCCGTTTCTCCAACAACTTGTTCCGCTTTTAAAAAGTGTTGCGGAATGGTTCGTGAATCTTCCGGAACCTGTGCGGGAGTTCATTCTGGTTGTGGGTGGACTGGTGACTGTTGCGGGTATTCTCTTACCCATTATTGTAGCCTTACAAGCTGCAGCTTTAGCTCTTGGGACGACGATTGGAGGGATGTTAGCTGCGGCTGCTCCGATTGTAGGGATTGTACTTGCGGTGATAGCGGCTGTTGCTTTATTGGTCATTGGTATTAAGGAACTATGGGAACATAATGAAGCTTTCAGAACGGCTGTTACGGATGCTTGGAATGCTATCTATTCAGCTGTTTCTTTCATCGTTCAGACAGTCGTAGACTTTGTGATGGAAATTTGGGGAACCTTGGTTTCTTGGTGGCAGGAAAATCACCAGTTGATTCAAGATGCTGCAACAACTGTCTGGAATGCCATTTCGACGGTAATCACCACCATTATGGATTTAATTGGGCCTTATCTAACAGCCGTTTGGGAGAATATCAAGCTCGTTGTTACAACAGCTTGGGATATTATCAAGACGATAATAGAAACAGTCCTAAATGTTATTCTTGGCATTATCACATTAGTTATGCAGGTGATCACTGGCGATTGGTCTGGTGCCTGGGAAACCATTAAGCAAATTGTATCTACCGTATGGGAAGGGATTCAGTCCATCATTGGCACCATTCTTAATGCTATCTGGCAATTTATAGTGAATAGCTGGAACGGTATCAGAGATAGTGTTTCAAATATTCTATCAGCCCTTTCTTCTTTATTTTCATCCATTTGGAATGCCATTCAATCCACGGTGACAGGGATTGTTCAGGGGATTGCAAGCGCACTATCCAATATCTGGAATGGGATCTTTCAGACCATATCAAATGTCCTAAACAACATCTTCTCAACTGTTCGAAATATTTGGGATGGAATTAAAAATGCCATTTCTGGAGCGATTGATGGGGCTAAAAATGCCGTATCCTCTGCCATCAATGCCATAAAGAATCTCTTTAATTTCCATATCTCTTGGCCGCATATTCCATTGCCGCACTTTAGTGTCAGTGGGTCGGCCAATCCGCTTGATTGGCTAAAAGGGGATATTCCACGAATTGGTATAGAATGGTATGCCAAGGGAGGGATTTTAACAAAGCCAACCATCTTTGGATTAAATGGTGCGAACCTCTTAGCAGGAGGGGAGGCAGGCAGAGAAGCAGTGCTTCCCTTAAACAGAGAAACATTGGGTCAGATTGGCCGAGGGATTGCCTCTACTTTGGATGCTCTGCCACAGATTACCATTACAATTTCAGATGTTGTAATTAGGGAAGAAACGGACTTAGAGCGCTTGGCAGAACATGTGGCAGGAAGGCTGGCAGATGAACTAGCCAGACAAAAACAACTGAAAGGATTGGGAATATGATTCGACACAATGAGTTGGTGATTGATGGGGTGCATACTTCCTCTTTCCCTTTTAAGGTGATTGTAGAAAACAGTCCACCGATTGTCATGAAAAGCAGCAAGACTCAGCTCCTTGAGCATAGAGGGATCAGTGGTGCCGTCATGGAAACCAACAAGCATCGCAATGTGATGGAGTTGACATTTAAGATTTATGTGGTCAAGCCAAGTGAAGAAGAACTTTTTCAGTTTTTGACTCTCTTTTCTAAAGAACAGTTTTGGCTGGAGAGCGAGCAGTTGAAAACAGTCCAACTCTGGTGCTATAAGGTCCTTGTTTCAAAAGTTATAAAGGACAAGCATGAGGTTTATGAGATGGAAGCGACATTCCAATGCCATCCCACAAAGTTCTTTAAAGATACAGATAGTCAGTCGTTCACTCAAAATGGTGCTCTGCGAACGAAGGGGTCGGCTTTGGCTTTTCCCAAATTGACAATAGTTGGAAACACCTCAACTGAAACCAGTTTTACGATTGGCAGTCAGGTTATTCGTTTGGAGAAAATAGAGTCTGGTGAAACACTGGTGATGGATAACAACCCTGACAAACCAAGTTTTAGAACCTTATCGGGAAAAAGCATCAAGTGGTCTGGTGACTTTTTAACGATTGACCCTTCAAAAGATAAAACAGTGGGAGTCGTATTGGAAACTGGGATTCAGTCCATTCGTTTTGAGATTGTCTGGGGGTGGGCTTAATGCTTTATTTATTGGATAAGGAAGTACAGACCGTTAAATGGAACGGTATCCCCCTTTATGAAGCAGTATCTGCTAGGGTAAAGGAAACATTGAATGGAGATTTCACCTTAACCCTCAGGTATCCTATAACGGACAGCTATCTTTATCGGCTATTGAAAGTAGATAATCTGATTAAAGCTCCTGTCCCTGAATTAGGAGAACAGCTTTTTCGTATTAAGAAACCAGTTGAAATGGATGACCATGTGGAGGTTCTGTGTTATCACATTACGGATGATGTCATGCAGCATTCCATTAAGCCAATCGGAAATTCTCAAGTCGGCTGTATGATGGCCTTATCCAGTATGGTTCAGGCAGCCAAAACTAGTCTTAGTCCTTTCTCTTTTACCAGTGATATCGTAAAGCACAGGGATTTCAATACCAAAGAGACAACAACACTATACAGTGTACTGCTAGATGGAGCGCATTCTATCGTTGGAACCTGGGAAGGTGAGGTCACTCGAGATAATTTCTTATTCTCTATTCAAGAGCACCGAGGAGAGAATCGTGGTGTCATTATTACG